TACTAATGACCGACCTTGAAAAAATCCTGCGAAACCTTGTCCGGCTCGGCACCGTGACCGCAATCGACATTCCGAAGCGGCTGGCGCGGATGAAGTTCTCGGACAGCGGCATTACATCGGGGTGGCTCCCAGTGCTGGACAACCGGCCCTTTATCCCGGACTATGAGCAGTTGGGATCTCCGCAGCGAACGGAGTTTGAGGCCGGAGGGGGCGGCGACGCCGCCTTTGCCAGCCATAAGCACGACCTGATCATTAAGCCCTGGATGCCCTTTGTGGGGGATCAGGTACTGGCGATCTACCTGCCTGTTCAGGACGCCGACGGCTTTATACTGGGGAGGGTGCATACATGGCGATAATCGGATGCTTGGGCGACGTCGTTTTCGAGGTATCCGAGGAAACCGTCCTCACCTTGAATAACTGGAAGTGGTCGGGTTCCGCCCGGTACGCCACACACCAGCGGCGCAATACTCACGCCCTGACCGAGTTTACCGGCATCGACCCGGACAAGATCACCTTCGATATTATCCTGTCCGCAGAACTGAAGGTTGACCCGATTGCCGAAGTGGTGAAGATCTGGAACTATGAGCGAAGCGGTGAGGCCGTTCCGCTCACTGTCGGCAACAAGGGCTACGGCAAATACCGCTGGACCATCCTAAACCACGAAATGAAGATACAGACCACCGATGCGGTTGGCGATGTGGCCCACGCCACCGTGTCGGTCACACTGCAAGAGTATTTGAGGGGGTAGGCCTATGAGCTACATGGTATCAGCGACCGACCTGACCTCTGTTCGCTTCAACGAGCTTGACCGGGTAACGTCGGTCCTGCAAAACATCGCCGTTATCCTGTCCACACCAAAGGGCAGCGTCCCCCTGTACCGCTCCTTCGGCCTTGACACGACCTTTTTGGATAAGCCGACACCCGTGGCAAGGGTGATGATGATATCGGCGGTGCGAGAGGCTATCCAAGAGTGGGAGCCACGGGCGACCGTCCTGGACGTCGTACCGACAGAAGACCCAACCCGGCCCGGTAAAATGATGCCGACAGTGGAGGTGGAGATCAACAGTGAGTAGGAACACAGAATATCAATTTATCCCCACGGACACCGAAACGCTGGTGTCTCTTCTGGTGGCGGCCTATGAGAAGATCACCGGTACCGCCGTCCAGCCAGCCAGTCCGGAGCGGCTGTTCATTCAGTGGGTGAGCAATATCATTGTCCAGGAGCGGGTGCTGAATAACTGGACGGCCAACCAAAACATCCCTTCCAGGGCAGAAGGGGCCAACCTGGACGCCCTCGGGGAACTGTTCAAGGTCAACACCCGCGCCGAGGCGAAAGCGGCCACCAGCCACGAGCGGTTCACGATCTCCCAAGCCCAGGAAACGGCTATCCTTATCCCTGCCGGTACCCGGATCACCGACGCCAGCAACGCCCTTGTGTGGGAAACGGTAGAGGATGCCTATGTGCCTATCGGGGAAACCACTGTGGAGGTCCTGATCCGCTGTCAGACTGTGGGGCTGGCCGGGAACGGCTACGCCCCGGGACAGATCAACAAACTGGTGGATCTCTTTGACTATTACCTCGAATGCGAGAACACCACAGAATCGGACGGAGGCTCCGCAGAGGCCACGGACGACGAATTTTATGAAATGATGCGGCTGAGCATGGACGCCTACAGCTGTGCCGGGGCCAGAGGGAGCTATATCTACCACGCCAAGCAGGTCAGTACGGAGATAGCGGACGTGATCGCCAACTCCCCGACCCCGGGCGTGGTGAAGCTCTATGTCCTGATGAATGACGGGACGCTTGCCACCGATGAACTGAAAGCCCAGGTGCTGGCCGCCTGCAGCGCCGACGACGTGCGCCCCCTGACGGACTATGTGCTGGTGGAGGACGCCGAGATCGTCAGCTACAACGTGGAGTTCACCTACTACATCCAGTCGGGCGGCACCAAGAGCGCGGCGGAAATCGCCGCCGCCGTCGAGGCTGCGGTGGAAAAATACACGGCATGGCAGAGCGCCAAGCTGGGCCGGGACATCAACCCGTCCGAGTTGTACCGTCTGCTGATGGAAACCGGCATCAAGAGGCTGGAGCTGACCGCTCCGGCCTTTACCGTTCTTCAGGACGGGAGCGGCACGACCGTCCCGCAGGTAGCGACGCTGGGCAGCATCACCATCACGAACGGAGGCTATGAGGATGAATAGTCATGGCCTCACGGCAGAAAACATTCTGGCCTCGTTTCCCCTGGCTCTGCAAGGGGATGAATCCGCCGCCGCTCTCGCCGAGGCTATCGCCACCGCGCTTGCGGGACGGACGGAGGAGATCGACCGGCTTTCCATCTATCCCAACATCGACCAGTTGGACGAAAAGCTGCTGGATATCCTGGCCTATGATTTCAAAGTGGACTGGTGGGACGCCGAATACACCTTGGAGGAAAAGCGCCAGACGCTGAAGGACAGCTGGCGTGTCCACAGGATGCTGGGAACAAAGGCCGCTGTGGAAACGGCCATCTCCGCCATCTATCCACGCACGACGGTGTTGGAGTGGTTCGAGTACGGCGGGGAACCGCATCACTTCCGGCTGGATATCAACATCACCAATGACAGAATCGACTCCGAAAAGCAGCGCCGGGTGCTGGAACGGCTGAACTTCTATAAATCCCTGCGCTCCCACAACGATGGCGTGACCTATTTCGTGGAGGCCAAACCCGCCGTTGCCAAAGCTGTGTCTGTTGTTTCCGGCCTGACAGAAACCGCCCATGTCCCCGTTGCCCTACCTGTCCCCATCATCAAGCCTGCGGCAATGGTACGGACGGGGGTTGTAACCGGGTTGTGGGAGGCTTTCACGACTGCGGTATGTATTCCTATTCCCACAATCAAGAGTGTCGTGGAGGCCCGTACAAGCGCCTTGGCTGGTTTGGAGGAATCTTTCGTCACTCGTGTCACGCTGCCGGATGCAGGTCCGCCGACGCCTACCGCAAAAATCCGGGTGGGCGCAACCGGCGCATGGCAGGAGGGCTATGCGGTGAAAGTGACCCTCCCCGCAGAAAGCGCGCTGTCTGCTACCGCCCGGGCCAAGGCCGGGAGCGCGGTAGCGTCGAGGCAGGAAACCGCAGAAACCCATATTGATTTGAGGAGGTAGACCATGGAAGAAAACAAAGTGGTACGCTGGTCGAAAACGGCGGTGACAAATGACGGCACCAGCCTCTTGACCGAGTTTGCGGCCGGGCGCATTCTGGATATTACCAGCGCCTACGGCTCGATCTGCGGGCCGGAGGAAGACCTGTTCGACCTGCATGAGCTGGCTGACGGCAAGGCACACCCGCTCACCATCGAGAGCGTAATCCGGACGGCGGAAACCGTGACGGCGACCATCCAAGTGACGAGCCTGGGGAACCAGGCACCCTACAAGCTGGAGCGGATCGGCATCTATGCCGTCGCAAGAGATCCCGGGGAGCCGAAAGACGATGCCGGGGGCGGCGCCATCCAGGACGAGAAGATGTTGATGGTGGTGGAGGATACCGAGGACGAGAACGGCAGCAAGGGTGTCACCATCCCGGCGGAGGCCGATCAACTCTACACCTTCAAGCTCTATGTCGTCCTGACCATCACCAACAAGGAGCGGCTGGAGATCAGCATTTCCAGCGCAGGCATCGCCACGCTGGGCGCCGTTGACGACGCCATCAAGCGGCACAACGAAGATCCGCAGGCCCACGGCGCGGCAATCGAGGCGCATAATACCGACCCCGAGGCACACCCCATCCTGACAGCCCGGATGCAGGCCACCGAAACCGCGCTGAACGGCAGCGCCACCATTACCGGCGAGAGCAACCCGACCGTCGAAACGGCAGGCATGGTGGGACAGCACTATATCAACACCGACACCGGGAAGGAGTTTGTCTGCACCGCTGAAGTGGACGGGGAGTACACCTGGGAGCCGTGGGATGCTGGTGGCAAGTCCCTGCGCCAGATCGTGGACGAGGCCGCCACAACAGCGGCCAGCGCAAAGGAGGTGGCGGACGGCGCCGCTCAGGCCATCGCCGCCGTCCAGAACACTATCTCGGTCATTCCGTCCCAGTCCGGGAGCCTGACCTACAACAAGGGGACACAGAAGCCGAGTTGGAACAACTTCTCCACCGAAATGATGGACGTCACCTACGGCGAGGACAGAACCCCGGAGGCCGACTTCACGGGCGAGGTCAATGCCGGTACCTACAAGGCGTATTTCAAGCCCAAGGAGAAATACACCTGGGGCGACAAAACCTCCGACGAGAAGGAGGTCGTCTGGACGATCCAGCGGGCCACGATCTCCGCCGCCCCCAGCCCTGTCGGAACACTGACCTACACCGGGGAGGCGCAGGCCCCCGCCTGGCAGAACTTCAACGAGGAGCAGCTGACAAAGACGGAGGAGCCGCAGACCGACGCAGGGCTGCACTCCACCACCTTCACTCCCACCGCCAACTATCAGTGGAGCGGCGGGGACACGTCCGCCCGGGCGGTGCAGTGGGCCATCGAGAGGGCCGTGGTGTCCGATGTACCTACGCAAAGCAGCGCCCTGACCTATACCGGGGCATCCCAGTCCCCCACCTGGGACGGCTACGACAGCACCAAGCTGTCCATCAGTGGGGACACCTCCGGCGTCAATGCCGGCAGCTACACCGCCAAATTTACCCCCACGAAGAACTATCAGTGGAGCAACGGCGGCACAGAGGCGAGGGATGCGTCTTGGGCCATCCGCAAGGCGGCGGGCCGCTTGAGCCTGGACAAAACCTCCTTGAAACTGGGGACCGCCGCCACCTTCGGCACCATCACCGTGGACAGGGACGGGGACGGGGCCATTTCCGCAAAATCCAGTGATACGAAGATCGCCACGGTGAGCGTGTCCGGCAATACCGTCCTGGTGACAGGCGTGGATACCGGCAACGCCACCATCACCATCAGCGTGGCCGAGGGGACCAACTACGCCGCCCCCGCCGATAAGAAGGTCAGCACGGCGGTGGACTTCTCCGATGTTGTGGGTGTCTGCTGGAACAAAACCACCTCCACGGCTCTGACCCGGCTGACTACCGCCAATGACCCGAACGGTCTGGTTACGGTGGACATCACCACCAACCCGGCCCCCGCTGTCGGTACCGGCGCCGGGAGCTCCCCCTTTGACAACCTCATGCCGTGGAAGGGCATGGAGGAATACAACATCATCAACAACGCCGTTTCCCACAAGCGGGGCGATGCCGGCTTCTCCCGCACCAGCTACGACACTGTGGTATTCATCCCGGAGTTCTGGTTCAAAATCGTGGAGAGCGGCGGAAAGCGGTACTTCTACATCTCCAACAGCGTCAAGACCGGCTTCACCAAGCATCCCGGTTCCGGGAAGTATGTGGGCCGATATAACACGGCGAACAGCGGTGGGTATGTGTCGAGGTCCGGCCTTGTCCCGCAGGTCAGCATGACCAGGGCTACGGCGCGCACCCAGTCGAAAGCGAAGGGTTCTAAGTGGAGCCAGTACGACTACGCCTCCTGGAGCGCCGTGTGGCTGCTCTATCTGGTGGAGTTTGCCGACTGGGACAGCCAGAGCAAGATCGGCCGTGGCTATGTGGACGGCAACAGCTCCGCCATCAACAGCGGCGGCACCGACAGCATGGCCTATCACACCGGGCGGGCCGCTGGTACCGACGGAAAGACCGCCGTTCAGTATCGGCACATTGAGAACCCCTGGGGCAACGTCTGGGAGTGGATTGACGGTGCCAACTTCTCTGAGCGGAAATCCTACATCTGCACCAACCCGGCCAACTATGCGGACGATACCACCACCAACTACACCGACGCCGGCGTGACCCTCGCCTCCAGCGGGTGGATCAAAGACCTGGGGCTGAGCAACAATTTCCCCTGGGCATTCCTCCCCAATACCGTTGGAGGCAGTGAGACAACCTGCATCCCGGACTACCTGGGCTCGAGCACCGGGTGGCGGGTTCTCATGGTTGGTGGCGACTGGAACGATGGCTCCTACGCTGGTCTGTTCTACCTCTACGCGAACAACACCTCGTCCAACACCGGCGGCAACCTCGGCGCCCGACTCCTTTACCATCCCTAATGGGGGACCGGGGGCCGCAGCCCCCGGAGCTCCCAAGTTTGCAGAGCGTTCCGATAAAACGGAACCAGCCACTTCTCTTGGGGGGCCTGGGGGCGAAGCCCCCAGTGTATATATTTTTGGAAATAACGTATTTCGTTATTTTCTCCCATTTTTGGCCGTTTTTCGTGATGCCAGTTATAATTTACCCGGGACTGTCTGCGCTATGCGCCGGGGGCTTTGTCCTCCTACCTGAACTCGAACACCGGGTGGCGGGTTCTCATGGTTGGTGGCAACTGGAACAATGGCTCCAACGCTGGTCTGTTCTACTTCAACGCGAACAACACCTCGTCCAACACCAGCGGCAACATCGGCGCCCGACACCTTGATTGCATATCTCAACATTGCGCAGGCTTTCCCTCACCGCTTGGTGAAAATGTTGCCGCATAGGACAGGGCTCAGTAGGTTTATTCTCGACCAGCCTTGCAGGCAAACAAGGACGGAGGTCCTGACGATGCCGAAAAAGATCGGCTTCCTGTACGACAAGATGTTAGACCGCAAATTCATCCGGGGCGTCATTCTGGACGCGGCGCATGGGCGGCACAGCCGCAGCGACGTTGCGCCGATTCTGGAAGACCTGGACGGGTATGTGGAACTCACCTACAAGATGGTGGAGACGGAGAGCTTCGTCCCCTCCAAACCGAAGGAGAAAGACATCTTCGACGAGAGCAGCCAGAAATGGAGAAAAATCAAAATGGTTCCCTTCTGGCCGGACGGCATTATGCACTGGCTCTTGGTATCTGCCATGAAGCCGGTGCTGATGCGTGGAATGTATCATTGGTCCTGCGCTTCTCTCCCCGGGAGAGGAAACAAACGTGTCCGCCAGCACATCAAGAGTGCCATGCGGAGCGACCCCAAAGGCACCAAGTACGCTGCCGAACTGGACGTAGCCCAGTATTACCCCAGCATTTCCATCAAAAAGCTGATTTGGGCGCTGGCCCGGAAAATCAAGGACAAGAGGTTCCTCCGCATGGTCTACTCCATTTTGGAAACCTGCGGGGGCGGGCTGGCTATTGGCTACTATATTTGCCAGTGGCTGGCGAACTACTACCTCGAGCCCCTTGACCAATTCATTATGACGCTCCCGGGCGTAAAGTACATGACCCGCCACATGGACAACATCACCATCCTTGGGCCGAGCAAAAAGGATCTCCATAAGGCGGTAAAGGCAATCCGGGCGTTCATGCAGCAGCGGCTTGGCCTGATCATGAAGGGGAACTGGCAGGTGTACCGCACCAGCTTCACCCCCGCCGTGGAAAAGCGGCACCAGCTCCTGGACGAAAAAACGCGGCGGCGGCAGAAACCCCGCATGGTGTCCGCCGTCGGATACCGTTTCTCCCATGAGCACGTCACTATGCGCAAGAGGAATTTCCTGCGCCTTGCCCGTCAATGCAGGCGGGCGAAAAAGCGGCTGGACGCCGGAAAGCCCATCGCCTATAAACAGGCATCCGGGCTTCTGAGCAGGATCGGCCAACTGAAACACTGCAACAGCTACAATGTCCGTGTGAAATACGTTGACCCCATCGGGGTCAGGAATTTGAAGGAGGTAGTGCGAAATGAGAGTAAGAGGCGACTTGCAGCCCAGCAATGCCTTTACGCTGGAGGCGCAGCCTAACGATCCCGGTCGTGTCCTCGCCCGGTTCTATGAGAACGTGGCACCGTTCACGGAAAAGCAGGACGAGTTGACCATCTCCGGGTATGAGTACGACGAGTACAAGCTGGAGCTGGACGACTACGAGGGTCTGGAGGAAGATATCCTCAACAACTTCGAGGGGTATCTGGCCCAGGCGAAACTGGTGGAGGCGGAACAGAATACCATCCCCGACCTGAAGGAGCAGGTGGCATCCTTGCAGAAAGAGAAGGCCGAACTGAGCGACAAGGTGGTATCACTGGAGGGCCAAGTCACCGATGCGCAGATGGCGCTTTGCGACGTCTACGAGCAAATCGTCGCTGCGTCTGCGGGGGAGGTGTAAGAAATGGCGAAAGTGTACGCAGAGCTGATCCGCAAGGGCCTCAAAACGATTGAGGATGTCCCCAAGAATTTGAGAGCAGCTGTCCAGGCGCTGCTCGACGAAGCTGCGGAGAATGGAGCCGAGGGCTTATGATAAGCCCCCGGCTCTTTCTTTTACACATTCTGCTGAGGAAGGAGGAAACCACGATGGCTGTTGTGTACGCCACCCTGATCATCAAGGGCAAGAAAACCTTGGATCAGGTGCCCGCCAAGCTCCGTGAGGAGGTTGAAGGCATCATCGAGGCCCTTGAGGTCAAGCTGTAAACCGCCCGGGCCGTCCCCGACAATAGGGGGCGGCCCAACTTTTATTTACCCAACGTCAGGAGGAACGAAATTGAGTATCCAAGACATTTTAACTGGCGGGGGCAGCGTTGTGCTCGTCCTCATGACGCTCATCCAGATCGCCCCCGTCAAGGTCAATCCATGGTCGAAACTGGCAAAGGCCATCGGCAACGCCTTAAATGGCGGCGATGTCATGGGTAAGCTGGACGAGCACATCAAAATGGACGATAAGCGCGCAGCTGACGGGCACCGAACCCGGATACTCCACTTCAACAATGAACTGCTGCGGGAGATCCGGCACACGAGGGAGGAGTATCTGGAGGCAATCGCGGAGATCGACGCCTATGAGGAATACTGCCGGGAACACCCGGAGTATCCGAACAACAGGGCCGTCCTTGCTATTGAGAATATCCGGGAGAACTACAAAGAGAGGCTTCGAAAACACGACTTTCTCCAAGAAGGCTGTGCGGAGGGGCCGACGTCATGAAAACGGTTCTGATTGTTGCTGCCGCGCTGATTGTCGGCATCGCCATCGGCTACCTGCTCGGCGAGGCCACTATCCGGCACCTGCGTAAGCGGCTGAGAGCGTATCGGGCGGGCAAAGCCCCGGTGAGTATCTTCCAGTCGGTGACAAGGTTCCTGTTCGTCACCACACAGGTATTCGCCTTGGGCTGGGTAACGGTATCCTATGGCATTGCCGCTTATTCCACGGTAAAGCTGATGCAGCCATTTCCGGTGGAACAACTTTCCTGCCAGGCGATCATCACGCTCTTGGGCGTGAGTGCCCTGAAGGTCGTGGAGAACATCTTCGAGCACAACGAGGGAGTGGTGTTTGGCTGGAAATCTGGGACAAGAAAACCCCCTGGGGAAACCTCGGCAGACGAGGAGCCCCCGGAGGAGATCCCCACGGAAGAAACGGATGCGGAGGGATAAGACATGACCACAGAAGAAAAAATCTGGAGCTACCTGAAATCCCAGGGAATGACCGACGCCGGCGCCGCCGGCCTGATGGGCAACCTGTACGCCGAGAGCGGGCTACGCCCCAACAACCTACAGAACAGCTATGAGGGAAAGTTGGGCATGGCCGACGCCGAGTACACCGAAATGGTGGATAAAGGCACCTACTCCAACTTCGCCAACGACCGGGCCGGATATGGCCTGTGCCAATGGACATACCCGACCCGCAAGGCGGCGCTGCTGGCCTATGCCAAGAGTTTGGGCAAATCCATCGGCGATCTGCAAATGCAGCTCGGCTATCTGCTGAAGGAACTGAGCAGCTACGGCCTGCTGACCGCCTTGAAGTCCGCCACCTCCGTAAAGGAGGCGTCAAACCTGATTCTGCTGAAGTTCGAGAAACCCGCCAGCATCAATGACCCGGTGAAACTCGCAGAGACAGAGTCGAAGCGGGCCAGCTTCGGCCAGAAGTATTTCGACAAGTACGCCGCCAAGACTGCAGCGACAGGAGGTAGCAAGATGAACAAGCGGCCCGTTTCCTATTTGCAGACTGATCCCCGGTGGAAGAACAAGCCCTACCGGGTCAAGGGCGAGAACGCCACCATCGGTAGTTCTGGCTGCGGCCCCACAGCTGCGGCCATGCTGATTCAAACCCTCACAGGCAAGACGTTCACCCCGGAGGATGCCTGCGCTTGGGCGCTGGCCCACGGCTACAAAGCCCTGAACGCCGGCACCTACTACGCCTACTTCAAGCCGCAGTTTGCCGCCCACGGCATCGACTGTGACCAGATGAACTGGGTGAACGCCTACAACAAGCCGAACAGCGACAACCACAAGAAGGCGTTCGACTTGTTGAAGCAGGGATACTACCTGATCGCCCTGATGGGGCCGGGCCTCTGGACCAAAAGCGGCCACTTTGTTGTTGTCTGGTGGGAAGACGGCAAGGTACATATCAATGATCCGGCCAGCACCAAGGCCGCCCGCCTCACCGGGGATCTGACCACGTTTAAGTCCCAAGTGAAGTATTACTGGTGGATTGACGCCCGGAAGTTCAACGCCAACGGCGAGGCCGTCAAGCCCACCGCCGCACCCACGGCTCCCGCCGCCACGACACCCGCCGCCCCGGAGCGCAAGGCTACTGGCACAGCCAAGTCCTTCGACAAGGCCTTGGCCGGGACGTACGCCGTCACCGCCAAGAAGGGCCTCCACATCAGGAACGTCGCCGGGGCGAAGACGGGCAGCATGATCGTCCTGCCCTACGGGACACAGGTACGGAACTACGGATACTACACGCTGGTGGGCGGCGTGAAGTGGCTGTATATCCAGGTTACCTATCAGGGCGTCAAATACACCGGCTTTTCCAGCGGTCAATATCTGCGCAAGCAGTA